TCAAGGACAGAGTGCGTTTTCAGATCCAATAGCAGCAACAACACTTTAGGAGACTATTATGGCTTTTGATTCCTCAACCTCACCACTCTTAACAACAACATCCGTTTCTGGAGATCCTTCTATTGGCTTAGAAGCCAGTGAGAATTTAATTGCACAAGCTCAGTACGGTTTGCAAGTGCTTGATGGCGGTGCAGGCGGTCAATTCGAAGTTCGGTCAGCAGGTAACTTGCTTAGTCTTGCTCAATTAAGCACAGCAGGTCTTATTGCGATTGCCGTTCCTGGTGTTCCATCATCAATGGTAACCGTTGTCTTGCAAGGTAATAACTCAATAGCAGTTGATGATTCAGGTGCGCCAGGCGGTATTGTTAACGTTTCTGTTGTTCCAAGCACAACGCTACAATTCCATCAAACACAAGTAAATGGCGTTGATATTGGAACCCCTTATGATACCGTTAACTTTGTTAATAGCTCAACAGCTTCGTTTGTTGGATCCGATGGCGGAACAAAAGCGAATGTGACCGTAAACGTTGAGGGTACATTGGCTCCTGCTGATGGCCCATTTGTCATAACTCAAGCTGATGCAGATCTCACAGGTGCAACAAACCTCGGCATACTTTCAACAGGTCTTGTGTATTCAACGTCCGCAGGTTCTGTTTCAACTCTGTCAACAACAACAGCGCCAACAATGTCAGGTGCAAACATTACTGCTGGCACAATCCCAGTTGCTTCTGTAGCTGGGACAGCGGTCAACTTATCAAGTGTTCAAACAATAAGTGGCGCAAAAACATTTACGAGCAACGTTACTGTTCCAACATTGTCAGTTGTCTCTGGAACGATCAATATGAACGCACATAAGATCGAAAACTTGCTTGACCCAACAAATCCACAAGATGCCGCAACTAAGAATTATGTGGATACACTGATTAATGGGGCGAATTTCCCAATATCATTTTCGGGAATAACTCCAGCACCAGAGCCTGTAGCTCTTGCAACAATTGCTGTTCCTCCTAGCACAACAATTACGATTACAGGTCAATTCGCATCAAGAGGTGCAGGAACTCCTGAATCATCTGGCGGTTGGTTTTTTGCAGTGGCTGAAAATACTGGATCGGTTGTTCTACTTGGTACACCACTTATTATCAGTGGAACATCTGTTTATGGAGATCAAACGCTGGATATCGTTGGAAGCGGTACGAATCTAATTATTCAAGCAACAGGTTCGACTATTAGTTCAAATCTTGTTGATTGGAACGGTTTCTACATCAAAACATTAAAATAATTTAAACCAATCCTTAATGGATAGCGCTATTGTTTATAGCGTTTAATTTAACCCAAAATAGAAAGTTAAATAATATGTCTACTTTTTTAAATACCCAAACGTTTGAAGCGATAATCGCAGACGCGTTTAATTTATCAGCAGCTCCAGCAGCAGGTTATGTACTTACATCAGATGTTTCAGGTAATGGTTCATGGGCGCCTGTTGCTTTTAACCCAGGTGTAACTGTTCAAACAACAGATGCTACTCCTGCAGCTCTTTTAACTGTTCCAGTTGGAGCAAGTAGTGTTGTCACATTGACTGGTATGGTAGCTGCTGCTGACTCAGCTTATACAGCTGCTGTTGGTGGTACCTTTACAATAACTGCACGTCGTGCAGGTGGTGCTGCTGCAGCTCTATCTAATCCTGTTGTTATTGTTTCATCTGAATCAGCGGCTACATTTGACGCAATATTGAGTGGTGACGATCTTATCGTACAAGTAACAGGTGTTGCTGCGACAACTATTAACTGGCGTGCTGAATACAACACTGTTGTATATTCATAAATACTAATAACGGGGAAGCATGTGATTTGTAAAGATTCCCATGTTTCCCCCTTAATTAATAGGACTTTTAAATCATGGCAAATTTTAAGAATAACCAAACATTTGATGATAATCTCGATGTTGATGGAGCTATTAATAATAATCAGGCGCTTGCCGTTGTAAGTGGTTCTGTCTCAGGTTCAGTATCATGGAATATGCCTTTTCAAGGAACCACATATAAAAAAGTAATTATTCATTGTAGTGCGCTAAATGGTGTTGCTGTTGTTACATTCCCTGTAGCATTCCAACATGTTCCCCCAAATATTATTACATCAGATGGATTAGATAATATTAACGTCGTAACAACAACTCAAACGACAATTACAGGTGTAGCAAGCACTGGATTCATCATTATTGAAGGCTTTTAAACATACTTACACTTACTGTATGAAATAGTAATTTTTTGAAAGGAAGGGAATTATGTCACGGATTTTCCCAAATCAGACGCAATCAACGTATCTCGAAAACGGTTTATCATGGGATCTAACAGGATATAAAACTCCTACTGGAAAAGGTGTTTATGGGCAACACAACTATTCATATAATATTGTCCCATGGGAATTGGACACTGACCTTATTGCAGGGAATAGCAGCGGCGGTTCTGGGACACAAACCCCATATCAGACCACTGTAATATTGCCTGATCAAGCGACTCAAACGCCAACAATTGTTTATGCACTTAATCTTAGAACTAATAACAGAGCAATTATTGGTGATAATAATTCTTATGTTGTAGCCGATTGTTTTCGTGTCCCGTTAATACGTTTTTCGGGCGCTTCTGCAGCTACAGATATCTATATTATTGGTCTTGATAATAACTTTAAAGTTGTAATCAACAAAATAGCAATTGCAGCAGGAACAACCGCAAATACATATGCTACAAAAGCATTCTTAATGATAAATGAGATTTATTTCTCAGCATCTCCTGGAGTTCAAGTTTCAGTTGGTTGGGGGAATAAATTTGGACTTCCTCATTTTGTCCCAAAAGTTAATTATATTCAAACATTGACATGGAATGGTGCAGCGTTAGCAACGAACACATTCACTCCTGGTTTTATCTGGCGTCAAACCAGTACCGATCCATTGAATCCGGCATATGGTCCGACCGTAACAACTGGAGATGCGCATGGTATTATCAACTTAAGTGCACAGGCAAGTCTTCCTAATCGTGACCGAATGTTATCTGTGAACTATTATATATATGGAACAGATAGTGAGCTTAGCGCTGCTGTTTCAAATGCTGCCAACGCCGACAATCCATTTTTTCAAACATCAGCAGCTTTGCAAGTAAATTTGCAAGTAAACGCAAGTATAACTTCATATGTGACACCTTATCTCGTTGAGCAGGATATGACAGGTGCTCAATATCCGGCAGATAATGTGTTTATGGATCAATATCGTGCTGCACTCGCACAATAGGGAATAATTATGGCGACTCTTGAGAATACATATTTTACTGAACTGTCTCTCCCTGGCGCCGGCGCATCAGGGATCCAGTATTTTGCACTTTCAAATCCCGTGCAACCGATTGGATCAGTGTTTGCTATTAAGTCAATGACCATTCAGTCAGATGTCGGTATTGGCGGTGGTGGTTCTGGATTCAATTACATTCTTTACACGTCAGATGATGCTGCGGGTCTAAATCAGCACCCGATCTCTTGTAATGCAAATTCTGTTGTTCCGGCAATTGATGTAATTGATGTGTTTGAAGGATCATCTCTTTATCTTACAAAGCCATATATGGGTATCAACATTGACATGCCAGGCGCTGGTACTGTTCGTATCGTTGTTGTATATGCGCTTGTTCCATCAACAAATACACTCTCTGGTACATTTAAAAATTTACCGGCTGGACCTTCAACAGGAACGTCTATTCCGATTTCTTCTGATGCTGTAAATACGTTACTTCTTACAAGTAGTATCGTTACGAATTCAGTAGGCGATGCTACCTACACGGTTCGGTTTTTCTACCGTCCAAATCTAGAGGCCGATTTTCCTATTAGCGACACAGTGACACTTGCGCCCTATGAACAATTCATCTTTGTTGGTCCGCTTTATTTTCAACCAGTCGCTGCTGCAAATTCACTCGTAATTACATCAACCGGTGTGGGCGCGGGCTTAACACGTTTTACATCCTATATTTCTTATACATAGAAAGAATGAATAATGGCGAATGTGAATACTTATACTGGGTTAAAGACGGCGATTCAAGAGTGGGCGAATCGTACCGATACAATATTTATCAATAATATCCCATTGTTCATCTCACTTGCAGAGCAACAATTCTTTATTGATTGTTCGACACTTGGCAATGAAACCTATATCACAGGCACATTTAATGCCAATAGTGGAATTGTGAATAAGCCTGCTCTTTGGGGACGAACGCTCACATTCTCATATCTCGATGCAACAAATAGCATCCAAGTTTTGCAAAGATCATCCTATGAAATGATCCGTTCTTTCATTCCAAAGCAAGCAAGCAATCCAATTGCGAATCTGCCTCAATATTATACGGATTATGGGTTCAATTATTTTCTGATCTCACCCACACCAATTGCTGCGTATAACTATGAGATTTGTTATTTCCAGAAGATCCAACCATTGAGTTTGTCTAATGAGACCAGTTGGATTACTGAAAATGCCTATGATGCTTTGTTTTGGTCATCGATGGATAAAGCCATGCGTTTCATTGATAACATGGCCGATGCTGAGATGTTTAAATCTATGTATCAAGAACGTGTCGCCGCAATTAATGCATACAATGATAACCGTCTGGTTGATCGAACAGCCAATATTACTGGAGGACTAAATGTCGTTTAATGGTTTCGTCGATGAATTTAGCAATGCACCCGTTCAACCTGCATTCTCATCCTATCTTGCACTTGATCTGACAGGTGATGTTGTTCTGGAGTGGCCATTCCAGAATCCAAATACACTTTATCCCTTCTCACAAACAGTGCAAATTATTAATTCTGATGATGATTATGATATATTTTTGCC